TGTGCTTAACGTAAAATAACCAAAAATGTTGAAGAATGTTCAATTTTTTATTTAACTGTTTCACACACTTTTAACAAAAATTAAGAAAAGAGGTGACAAAACTAATTGCCACCTCTCAACACCAACTTAGAGCACTTACACCAACTTTCAGCCCTTACACCAACTTAGAGCATTTACATCTTAATTTTGAAAAACTTCATCCTTTACAATGACCCTTTCAGGGAGTTTCCATATGTTCTGATTTGAAGAACCTCTGAAAGCCAATCCACAGTCCTTCTTGGCAATCTCAAACTTCCCATCCACAACATAGTCAACATACTCCAATACCATCTGTCTGTAAACTGAAAGCATGTCATCCTTATCAAAAATATCAGGTATTGTAAAGCCTGTGTAAAGCCAAATATCCTTGTCAGGAAAGTCATCCTTGAACTTCTTCACAAAGTTACTCAAATACATAAGAGACTCCTCACTTTGATATAATGGGTCTCCACCACTAAGAGTGATTCCACGCATATAAGGCTTAGACACTTGTCTATATACCTCATTTACAGCCTCTTGTGAAAATTCCTTACCCTGTTTATAGTCTTGTAACCAAGCATTATGGCAACCTTTGCAGTTGTGCTTACAACCACTAAACCAAATGGTAACTCTCATTCCATTACCATTGCATATATCTGGAGATGTTATCTTTACGTAGTTCATGTTCTTCCCTTAGCAATCACATTTAAGTAACTTATTATCAGTATGCTTTACCCTATGTGCTGTCTCCATTTGCTTTGCCTTGTTGAAATGACTGACATCACTTGAAAGATAACCCGTAATCCTCCTTAAGTGGTCAATTTCTGTGCAACCACAGATAGGACAAATGTCAAACTCTCCTGTGTGCCCACAATTGCGACATGTATCCATTGGTAGATTTAATGCGAAGTACGGCAAATTTTTCTCCATTGCATAATCAACCAATTCTTCAATGCCATCAATATTGTTCTTTGTGCCATCGACAAGTTCTACATAGGTAATACATCCTGCATTGCTATATGTAGTCAACTCACTTTCAAGGTCAATTTTCTCAAATGAAGTCACATCCTCCCAAACAGGGATGTGCATTGAATTGGTGAAGTAATCATTCTCAGAAATATTCTTTAAGATTCCATACTTCTTTTTGAACTTACTCATAGAAGTTCCGCACAATGATTCTGCAGGAGTATAGTATACACCAAAGTTCAGTTTGTACTCTTCCTTGTATTGCTTACAGAGTTGGTTAAATGTAGCCTCAATCTCCTTTGCAAACTCCATACCCTCTTCTGTCCTATGGTTTGTACCCAAAAGAATCTGTAGAGTCTCAGCAATTGCTATCTGTCCGATTGCAAGTGTACCATGCTTTAATGCTGAGACAATACCCTCACTTGGTACATATCCTGCCATTGTGCCGTTTTCATACATGAATTTTGCAGAAGCAGGTGACTGACTACAAATATGATTGTATCTCTCAATAAGCATATCTCTTGCATCTGCTATCTTACGCTTAAGATATTTGATGAATTTATCCTTAACTTCCTCTTTGTTTTGGTGAGCATATTCAATTTTATCCTCATAGGTCTTCAAATCCTTATCCTTACAGAATTTGTCAACCACTTCCATTGCAAGTGTAGGAAGAATGATAGTTACAGGACACAAGTTACCTCTACCGTCTTTCTGAGCATGAGAATACAGGTCATAATCATGTATCTCTTTAGTGTCTATCAAGTCTTTGATGATATTGTAGAAGTAATTATCATCAGCATTGATATCACCACCGTTGTACGTTCTGCAACCCATTGTGGCCATTATCTCATTAGGATATGGTGTATTGTCTACATAGATACTGCCATTCTCACCAAGCATGAAATGGAACTTCTCAACGAATTTTTTGACTTTATCATCAGATTTCATCATCTTCGTCAATTCCTTCTTATCCTCTTCTGAGAGCCTATCCAAGACATTCTGCTTGTAAATTCTGTCCTGTTTAATGGCATTTACGTTTGTAGTCCAATCACAGTTAGCATAATTAGGATAGATTCTGCTGGCAGTAGCCTTGAGGGCCAATCTCTTAAGGTCGTAGTTGGGTGTTCCAGGCTTATCATTTACACCCTTCATGTATTGGAATATACCACAAGGGAAAATCGGAGTAGTATAATGAGGTCCTACACCCTTTAAGGTCATTTCCAATATTGCCTTTGTGTACATTCTTCCTTCAGGTAATGTACAAGTACCGTAGTTCAATGAAGAAAAAGGTCAATTTTGTTACCCTATAGGCTTTTTATCCCATAGTTCTTATAGATTTCCCATAAGTTCGGCGTACATATTCACCTACAACATTACTTGTTTAGGGGAGGACACTCTTGGGAGGATTATATTTATTCACCTCCTACGCTCTACGGTGTTTTATAGCCTTTCGCTATCTATAAAATTACCTCGGTATCAACATGTTGACATATATGCTGAAAATACAAATCTGCTTTTTCTTTTTTCCTTTTCAAAAAGATTGTAGCATCATCATAAACCCAATGCAAAAATTTACTTACACTTTCATAACTTTGTAACTTAAACTCACTAAGTTGTCTGTTTTTGTACGTATAAACTTTTGGCTTTAATGATAATGCCAATGTCTTGGTCAAATATTCAGATAATTCTGTCATTAACCTTAACGTCCCGCAAAAAGAAATTCTATGCATGAAACCGTGCTCCCTTTGTTTGATATAAAGACTCCCATCCCCATCTAAAATACCTCTCACTAAATGTCTCATTAATTTTTCATCAATATTTTGAGGCAAATATGTTGTTAAGGTTTTTCTTGGGACAATGCCATATTTTTTTAAATCTTGGGCTATTTTGTTGCTCTTTATTGCCATATATGAACACCCTCTGCCATCATTAGCAACAATATTATTAACACCTAACTCTTTTCTAAACCTTTCCAATATGTATTTATCTTCATTGTCTAAAGTTATAGATGTTGAACAACTTCTCCCATCATATGGTTCAAAAACATTCCCATCTGCTATCATAAGCCCTATAAAATAGGCTTTCATCTCACTATCTATAGTCTCAAAATAATCTTCTTTTATGTTGGGATTATAAATTTTATATTTCTCCCATTTAGGAATGTCCCTTAAAATCTTTATTATCGTGGGGTATGACAAATGATATTTTTCAATCAAAACATCATAAGTCATAGGTTTTGATAAGTAAAATTCTCTAATTTCACTTTTGGTTTCTTCTGTTATGTATTTTCTGGGCATATATAAATTATTTTACTATATAAAATATATGTGTTTATTTTATATAAACAAAATGTCTATGCCCTTATATGTCAATTTAGCCTTCCACCGATTTTGCCCTCTATTTTATCATAAGGATTTCTCCTTACGCAGCCACAAATTCTAACTGATTACCACTTCTTGACTGTAATGAATTCCTTGATATTCAAGCAGTTACGTTACTTCTGCTCAGTTCCCTTATGAACTTCTCTATGTCACCATAGACAACTTGTTATTTCAAACAAGAGGCTACTTCCGTATCTCAGTCTGTAATACGGTTTCGGTATAGACTATATCTTCACCCTCACCATTACGTGTTAGGGGGTTGCCATTTCCACTCACTTGAGTGTACTCCCTTACGGGATAGTCGTTAGGCATTACACAATATATTCTCTTGAATCAATCATAATATTGTGTTTAGCACGGGATTGTCTTTATTGAAAAGGGTTTCCCCGTTTAAGCAACTATGTTCATAACATTACTGTTATGTCGCCCAAATTAATTTAGGTTGTGTAAAAGGCCCTCTACGGCTTGATAGGTCTCTTTACGTGTCTCAAAGACTGCTTGCTGATATAGTTTCTTATCAAACTTCTCCTCATTCTCAAACTTCCAAACACTTTCAGGCTTGAGTTCAGGATACTTGACATAGAAATCAGCCACTCTCTTTACAAGCCAATCGTTGAGTTCCTTGTTTGTCAGGTTCATGATATCCAACTCGTAGAAATCATCCAGAGCCTCAATGTATCTTGATATATAGGCTTTCTTAAAGGATTTCCTTATATAAGGAACCATAGCCCAATCAATAGCACCTGCTGCTATACCCCTCTATACTTAAGTTTTTTGTTCTGTTTAAGTATAGCCAGACTATTTCTTAATACTGTTTTTGTGTCAGTATTCTATGCGTTTCGGCTTTATCAGCCTACTCTTTACAGATAGTCGTTACAATATACAAATAAAATTATTTATAGACCTTTTGAATCTCATGCTTCTCAGGCTCATCTAACCATCTTCTTGTTTGGGTTTCACTGAGATTCAGGAATCTTGAAAACGCAGATATTGTTTTGAATCTATAAGTTCCTTTATATACGATTATGTATTTAATAGGCTTTCTTATATTAACCTTTCTTTTCAACACCTTATAACTGTGCAGATTATTGTCAGACTGGCTTACCCATTCCAAATTCTCTGCTGAATTATTGTGGGTGTTACCATCAAGATGGTTAACCGTATTATGATTTTCATCATAGCCATCACAAAAAGCATGGGCAACAATTCTTGCTAGAATGAAATTCTTCCTCTTACCGTTAGCCCACAGAGTTATGTAATATCTATCATGTTTGGTATTGAGGATTGGCTTGATTATATTATGTCTTTTTTTTATTCTGCCAAAGTTGGAAACCTCGTAATTTTCGTAGCCAACGATGGGTTTCCATATCTCCCCATCCATTTTGGTATATTCCTCAAATTGTTCTTTCAGATATTCATTTTTGGTGTTTGCCAATTCTGTATCATACTCTAAAACTTTTTGATAGAATTCATGCCCTACATGACAATATGCACATATCTGTTTAACAGACTCCCCGTTTTTGATTTTAGAGACAATGACTTCTCTGTATTCTTTGAGGAATTGTCTGATTTTACCTTTATGTTGGTTGATTTGTAGAAAGTTGTTGTTTTTGATTAAATTTGACAAAGTATGTCTGTCAATCTCCAACAATCTACTTATGTAACTTATACTTCTTCCCTCATTTGAGTACAGTTCCTTGATTGTACTTTTGAGTAATTCTGCTTTTTCTTTTGCTAGCATTCCACTATTATTTTATCTGTATATCACGAGATTAAGCATTCCACTCTTCCTCGTTAGCCTTGAAATTAAATCTCAAAACCTTAATCATTCTTAATGATTAATTAACATAGTTTTAATTCGGCAGTTGTTTATGTTCTTGGGAAACCGAATTGCTGTAGGCTTTGGATTTGGAATATCACTGCTACCAACTGTGAAGCCGTATTTACCGAACCTGCAGGTCTTATATCACACTGCCTTGTCTTGAATCCTGTTGCAAGCAACTTCTCCAATGGTGCTGTAAGACAGTTGTGTGAACCTACTGAATAAGAATCAAGGTCATGGATGTATATCAGGTTCCCCTCATGGTTCTTTCTTGATTTCCTTGACATTATATTAGTCAAAGCATCATTCTTGCAGACAATGCTAACAGCCTCACCAATTCTGCCTCCAAAAGATTTCTCATCAACATTGGCATTTTGATTGACTATGTGAGTTCCTTTCAGTTTCTCACCAATCTCCTTGATAAATTGGCTATTCTTCAGACGGGCTTCGTTACGTTCCTCCCTTACTTCCTTAAAGGATTTTGCAACATCATTAAATCCCTTTTCTATTAGTGACCCTTGAATTATGTCCTGCATTTCCTCCACTGCAATAGTGTCCTCCTCAATCTGATTGACCTTGGATTCCACGTAGTTCAGGAAATCATCAGGGGTCTTCTTGTCCAATGAATCAAAGGCTTTGCCAATGACCTTCTTGACCTTATCAAAATCAAAGTTCTGATAAAGTCCATCCCTTTTGATTATTAATTTCATAAATTACTATATGATTGATTAATTCTTTCACCCACATTTGGGTAATCTATATATACCTTCTACAATCCAAAAAATGTTGGTAATTTAGAATGTACATATGACACCCAAAATGTGAACATAATGAAATTCAGTCTCTTAACCTCCGAAAAAAAGTAATAAATTTTATTTATTTTTTCTTTTTTGCTTCATCATATATCTCTTGCATTAGTTCTTGAGTAAGGTTATCCACAGCATCCTCATGTTTTTTCTCTGCCTTTTTCTTGAAGTTGTTAAATCCCATACTACCCAAGACATCAGTGTTTGCATCACAAGTGACAGTACAAGTACCATTGAAGAAACCAACATCCTCAATAGCCTTTCCACTCTGTCCTGCCCTGTTCTTCAGGATTGTAAGTGTTGCCTTATTCTCAGCAATGTCATCCAAGGAACGAGTTATTGACATAATAATGTGGGCAATCTGTATCTTAGCCAAGGCACCACCTGCATTGTCCATTGTAACCAACTCAGCATTGATAGAGTCTCTGTTACCTTGTACAGGAACCCAAAAGGCAATCTCATACTGATTGGTCAAGGCTTCAATCTTACGCATAGTGTCAGCCTCTTTCTCCCATTTGGACATTGTACTGCTACCTGTCATCTTAAGGCACTCAAAGTAGTCAATAATAACAAGGTCAGGTCTAAACCCCTCATTTATCTTGGTCTTGATAATCTTCTCAATGTCATCAACGCTCTTTCTGCCCGAAGGAAGCCTTATAAGTCTGAGATTCCTGTTGGCAGTCTCAATCTCAGCATAATCCTTAATCCTCTTCCTTACCTCATCTCTGTATTCCTCCTTTGAAAGGTTACATGCCTCAATCTGAGTTATCTTTGAAAAGTGCTTACGCTTGATTTGCTTGATTTTGTCCTCAAAACCTATCTGTAAGACCTTAAATCCTTGATACTCATTGAGTTTTGACTTAAAAGTAGAGGCGTATTGAGCCATAGAAGTGGTCATCGAAGTTTTCCCATAACCTGAAGGCGAAATTATAACTCCCAATTCTCCCTTGCCTAAACCACCGTTCAAAACCTCATCAATAAGGCTTATTCCTGTTGGGATTACCGTTCTATATTCCTCAGACAATACATCATCCAATCCGTCAAGCAACTGACTCTCTTCATAGTCAGTCTCAATGCCAAGGTTCAGCACTGCCTTCATCTTGGACTCTATCTTCTCATAGTAGTCAACATCACCGTTACTTGCATGGGCAAGGAGTTCATTGGCAAACTTGATAATCTTCTGTTGCTTGAAGAACTTCATTGCAAGGCTTGCAACAACGTCAGAGCCGTCAGATTCCGTCTCCACTATCTTCTTGATTACGCCATCATACAGTTCTATGTCAGTATCAGTACGTGCAATGTTGTGCAAGAGTATCTTCATAGTACCATAGGTAGGAGTAAGGTTCTCCTTCTTATAGTAGTCCAACATTGAACCTACGAACGTTCTTAGGAATGTAGAGGTGAATACGTTTTGGTCAACTATGGGAGCAATGTTCTCAAAGAACCCCTTCCTTTCCATGAATTCCTTGACAAGTTTGAACTGATAGTCCTCTCCCAAGTATCTAAGGGTTGATTTGTCTATTTGGTTTGCCACAGTTCTATCCTCTAAAAATATGTTAAAAAATGCGTTCTAAGACCATAAAACCAAGGTAGTGGTATTCTACCTTGGTTCCTCGTCTTTTTAGCCTCTACGCTCCTTTTTTGTGGGGAAAAGAGGGGTAAAATAATGGTCTTCGGCATAAGCCCAAGTTTTCTTGAAGACTGCCTTCTCCCAATGTCTCAGCACCTTGTTGTTCATGGCATAGGTGCTGTTGATGTTATAAGTCTTTTTCTTACCATCAGGAGTTGTGTACTCATCATATGTCTTGTAGTCCTGAATATTGTCATAATATCCAGAGTTTGATGAGCAAGTGTCAGCAATGAGTCTCTGTATCTTAGGGATAAGGTCCTCCCTGTCCATAATCATCACCTTCAGCATCTTCAGGTCTCCATAAAGGTTCTCATTCTCCTTAAAGAATGTCTCCTTGTCATAGGTGAAGATGTTGTTGTCCCTGTAAATCCTCACAAGGCGGTTCGTAAGGTCAACATTCTTGCGTATGTAGGAAGGATAGATTGTGCCATCCCATCCCTTGCTTATGACCTCCCTGTTGTTGTCATATACGGTGAACTTGAACATTACGTTGTTCTCCTTCGCCTCAATTGGAGAGGTGAGTTCTGTCTCCCACTCAGGATATACCCTTGTGACATATGCCTTTGACTCTTCCTCCTCACCGTTCTCACCTATAGTGACAGATGTCTTGTAGGTCAGGTACTCATTCTCAGTCCTGCCTTGTGACAGCCTATCAATCTCAGCCTCTGATGCAACAAAGGTGCTTGATGGGAAACGGTAGTACATGTAGATTCTTGACTTGTAGTTCAGGTCATCCTGAATCATACTTACAATACGGTCAACACAATCCTTGAACTCCAACGTATAGACTGAGTTTAGGATGTAGTTGCTGATGTACACGCCACGCCTGCAGATTAATGACTCCCTGCCCTCTGTAAGGATTGAAAGGGCAAACTCAAACCTTGTCTTCTCATAGTCAGGCTTCTCAGTGGCCTCTATCTCTGCCTCTGCCGTCTTAGTGACAGTGGACTTCTTGATTTCTTCTTCTTTCACGTCTTAAAACTGTGATTAAAGGGTTCAACAAATAAAATAACTAAAACTGATGCAAAAGTATGGCAAGTTTCTGACTTATCAAAGAAAATCAGTGATTATTTTCATAATATTTCTCACATTCCTTCTTTTTTATTCTTTCATACATGCCAAATATGTCCCCAAACGTCTTCTCCTCCAAGAGCCTTGACATTTTGTTCTGTGATACTATATTGTACACATTGTTCAAGCCTCTTCCCTCTGGGTCAATTGGTGCATCATGTATCTCCTCCAATTCCTTGGAAGCCTCCTCAGTAAGCAAAGGATGACTCAAATCTATGATTTTCCTGTTTATCTCATAAATCTTTTTACCTTGGCATCCATCAGTGGCTTTTTTTAGGGCATTTAAGAGGCATAGGAGCGGTTTTTTCTTCTTTTCTATACGTTCGTCCAAGATGAGTCTGCAAGCCTCTAAGAAGCCCTCTAACGTGGTTTTTCTATCCTTTATCTGTGGGCAGTACTTCATGAGTGTTGTCTCACCCATTCCCTTTATTCCCTTGATGTTGTCAGAGGCATCACCACATATCATCTTCTTGAGTACTATGTTCTCTGGCAATATACCCAAGTGCTCTATTGCATTGTCAGGGGTAACAAACACCTTCTTGCTTGGAATGTACAGACATACCCTTCTGTTTATCAACTGAGATATATCTCTGTCCTCTGAGACAATGACTATATATTCATTCTCCTTCTTGTTATTGCACAGATATGCTATAAGGTCATCACCCTCAACATCATCATACATATACTGCCTTACAAACAGTTCATCAAGGATTGAAATGAGAATATCCCTCTGTCTCTGAAAGTTCTCATCATCACTTTCTTCCTTCTTCTCTTCCTTCCTCTTCTGCTTGCTATGCTCCAATATCCTCTTGGCATAGTTCTCAATGTAGGCATCATACTCTGACTTCGGCTTGTTCATTTCAGATGCAATCTCATACTTCTTGTTCCTGTTTGCCTTGTAGTCAGGATATATCTTCCATCTTAACACTCCTGAGTTATATCCGTCCCAACACACAATGCACTTATTGAAATCCTTCTTCAACAAGAGATTACCTATCCTTCTTAAGAACAGTAATACGGCACCATACTCCTCACCCTTATCGTTTACCATGTCTTTTGCCACCAAGGATGACTTGAGTATGGAGTTACCATCAACTATCAGGTAATAATTCTTTATTGGTGGCTCCAAATTGTTAGCCTTGGCTGTCATGTTCTTTACTGCTTGTTGCATAGCCTAATCAATATAATAATTAATTTCTATATTTTTAACTTTTTCTTTTTTGATGTGTTCCTTAACATCATCTGCATTAAAAGAAGCAAAATAGTCCTCCTTGTAATAGTAGATTGGTGCTCCATTCCATATAGCAATATCAATATCCTTGTTGGACTCATCATTCAAGAAATTCAACAAAGTTTTTATTGTAATGATGTTATTGGTACATAATATCGTTTTTATTTCATAAGCGTATATGTATTCTCCGTCCTTCCATTTGAGGTTTACCTTATTGTTTTCTATAGACTTAACCATTTTACACCATAAATCCTTCCACCAAAACAGGAACTTGAACTGTATTCTGTATTCCTTTTTTTGATGACCATCCTCAAATGTCTTGACTATTTCCTTTATTCTGAACTTCATTTTCTTGATTATTCACTAATTCTTCTAACTTATATGCAAAGATGTATTTTTCCTTGTCATAGAAAACTATCAAGTTTCCCCACCATGCCAAACCTATATTAGGATATTTCCTTCTATCAAAAATAGAGAAAAATTCCTCCATTTCCTCATCACTGTAAAAATTATCCCTGCTTTCAAGTCTGTCACCTCCGAATGCAGTTATCTCAAGTATATCCTTACCATCACTAGCCATGATGATAGGAATTGTCACAGTTTTCCACCACCAGAGAAATTTCCTTTGGATGCATATCTTCTCAACAACCTCACCTTCATCATAAGTGACCTTGTAAATCTTCTTTATTCTGTACTTTGACATGATTGTATTAATTTATTGCAAACGTAGTATTTTATTTTTGGAATTCCAAATATTCAAGGCAAATTAACAAATATTAACGAAAAAATAAGGTGAACATATTACTGCTCACCTTATTGGTTATCTTATGTAGAAATTAACAAATGGCTTGGTTTTCTGTATCTCAAGGTTAGCCTGAACGAACTTCTGCATGTTCTCTGCCATTGTCCAAGGCATCATCCTTGAATATCTGTCCTTCAACTCTCCAAGTACCCTATCCCTTTCCTTGTGTCCATCATCATGCGGTGTCTGCCAATTTAACTGAGCCTCTGCCTGTGGTATCTTTACCTGACCATTGTACCTTCCAAGAATGTTACCCAAGGTAATCTGACACCAAGCAACAAGCAACTGACGTATAACCTGCTGTGTTGGATAATTCATCAACTCATACCTCATTGCCTCCAATGGTACATCAGAAGGTGACAAGATAATCGTATCCCTGTGTTCCAACCTACATTCATCTATCTGCTCCTGACTACCATCCGTCTGATAATAGTCATACCACACATAGCAATCCCTGAAATGGTTCCAACCCTTGTCATCCACGGCAGTATTGCCAAAGGTATTTGGATTTAACATGCCAGGTACTGACAATAAGTGTAGCAAGTGAGTACCATCAGGACCCAAGGTAATCTTATATGCAAGGTCATTCCTGAAATACTTGTTCTTCTCCTTCAGGTCTGCAGCCAACAAAGCAGTATCATAGGCACTGCCAACACAACCATAGAAACCATTAAAGCCTGCTGCACCTCCAATCTGAGCACCAAAGCCCAAGCCACCGTTAAAGGCATAAGCCAAGCCTCCGTTCTGAGTGAACATTGCAGCCTTCGTAGTAGAAGGAGTTATCCACATCACCCTATTTACTTCCCTGCCCTTCGGTATCACATATACTTGCTTACCAGGCACAATCTTAATGAAGTCCTTCTTCAACTCATATTTGGGATTTGTACCCCTTCCCTGCAATCCTACCTCCTTTGAACACCATTCAGCGTATGATTGTGTCCAATCCATAGCCCTTGTGGTAAGAGCATATGCAAGGTCAGTTGAAGTGTTGACAAACTTAGTTTTGTCCTGACCCAACATATTCATCCAATTGCTCTCTATAATGAAATGCTGAGTATAGTCCGCATAATCACCCACGGCAGTCTTTAGAAGTCTGCACATAGTATTGTCATCAAGGGGGACACTTCTTATAGGAGCACCCAAGATAGTCCTTACATCCTCAAAAAGTTCCCTTAGTTCCTCTGTTATAATCATTGTAACTGCTTTTCAGATAAATAGTTTCAGAAACAAAAAAGGACAGGTTATTTCACAACAACCCATCCCCCACTATTATGACCTAAAAATTTTATTACATTATCATTTTATTCACTTTCTAATTCATCTGACTCCTCAAATGAAATATCCGTCTCTCTTATGTTGTACTTACCTTCTGCCTCCTCATTCAACCTCTTGAGAATCCTTGCCACATTCTGCTTCTTGTAAGCATCAAGTTCCTCAACGCTTATGAAACCTGTATCAGTGGCAATGATGTTTCCCTCATAGGTAACATTATGTGGGGCATCCAAGTGATTCTTGAGTATCTTTATCTTTGTCTGTATTCCATATCCGTAGTTGAAACCCTTGGATGTGGCAGTAAGTCTCTTGATACCTGCTGTCAACTGTCCACCCATAAGTATCTCAAGCCTTGTGGCATACTTCAGTGACTTACCACCCTTTGTCTGCATGATAGGACCTGACATTGAAGTCATGTTGTCCATCCAAACCTTGTTGATGTAAAGGAATGTATTGTCATACTTGCAAGTGATGTTCTTTGAACTTGGAATCCTGTTGTTTACAATGGAACTGAAAGCCTGAGAGATGGCTCCTGCTGCAAACATATTATTACCACTGCCCCCAAGTTCCTTGAAGCACCCAATTGAGCCAACAGAGTCCCAACAGAAAAGGAAGCCCTTGTCAATCTCACCCTCATCCTGTGCATCAAGCAAGTCATTTATGGCTTTTGCAACATCCTCAAGGACTGCAACCTTTCTCTTCTTGGTGACCTTCTTGTTCTGAGAATAGTCAAAGTCACCATACATCTCAGCCAACTTCTTGTTGTTGAAATAGATAAACTCACCATCCCAATCAACAATCTGCTTCTCAATGTGTGTACCTGTTATCTCACCTGTTTCCTTGTCAACGTCCTCAACCTCAACGTTTCCATAGATAGGCTCTGCCTCAAATCCCATAGACCTTGCATATTGGAATGAGAATGAGTTCTCTGTATCAAAAATAACGGGAATCAAGTCTTGTTGCTGTGCTGATGCAAGGGCATGGTTTATAAGTGTAGTCTTTCCAACGTTGGAATGTCCTATGACACTCACGCATGTATTCATCGGAATACCTGGCAACTTCGTGACCTCACGGAATGCTTCAGGCATCAATATCCATTTCTGTGGTTTATTTGCACTACTCATGGTAAGGTTCTCAACCTTTACCACCTCATTTTCTGTAGGGCGGTTGATTGTCATGCCTACTTTCTCCTTCCATGCTGACAATCCCTTACGGTGTACGCCCATTCCTTTCTTTACGGCTTGTGTAACCATTGTGTTTGTGTTTTTAAGAATCAAAAGTCTGATGAAGGCTTCAGGGTATCACCCCAAAGCCTGTAATCTGTTTTAGAAAGGAATTCCTTCCTCATCAGTAAAGTTTGGCTGTACCGAACTGAACGGAACGCTGTTGCTCTGTGTTGTGTTTGTGTTGCTGTTCCCCTGTGGCTCTACGAATGTAGAGAAATCCTTCGGACTTTGTGTGAGGGCAGACTGTATATCCTGTTCCTTCTGTTCCTTAAGCATTTCCTCTAACTTGAACTTGTCAGCATACTTGCCCAATTCCTTCGAATAGATAGGATAACCACCCTCTGCATAAATCTTAAGGACATCAAACGACTTTATAGGGAATAACTGCTTGTAGTCAGTGGTATCATTGACCCACTTGTGCATTTCCTCCTCCGTGGGGAAAATCGGAGACCTTCCATCAACGTCAGTGACAGTAAGAACCCTCTTGTTGTTGTCATCCCTTGACAAGATTAGTCTCAGGTCCTTGCCTGTGTAAGGGTCAAGAATGTCAACATTGTCATCCATCTTGCCTTGTCTGAGGTTGTAAATCTGCTCATAGGGACTCTTGTAGCCATCCTTGAAAATCCAAAACTTCACACCGCTTGCCTCATCACCTCTGTCAACAACTCTCATCAGAATGTGAGGCTTTGCTTCATTCATCTTCAGAATCTGCTTGTATTTCTCCCTTTGAGCAACATCCTGTGACTCAAACATGGCCTTCTTGGCTCTTGATGCCAACTCACAGAACGGACAGTTTGCATTGGGGTCTTCATTCTTAGGACACATGAATGTCTGCCAAACCTTGTCCCCATTTGCATTCCTTACCTTGACACAATGTGCCTTTACGGACTTATAAACATTGTTGTCCTCTGCTGACCAAGGAAGAATACGTATCACCATCTTCTTCTCCTTCTCATCCTTTGAGAGATAGGCATTGAAATAATGCTTCTTCAATTCCTCATAGTTACTGTTGAACTGATTGCCATTACCATTAGCCTTCTTCTCCTTGCTCTGATGTGTCTCATCATAATGGTCCTCAAAACCCTTTGTGTTAATTGTAATTTGTCCCATAAATAGTGACCGTTAAAAGTTAATAATAAAATAATATAAAAACTGAGGGGTAAAACCCACTCCCTGAAAACATGTACAAAGTTAAAACTTTACTTTGAAAAATCAAAGAAAATATCGAAAAAAATTAATAGAAACCCTTGAAAATGTCCTTTGTTGAAGGGTTCTCAAACGAATCCTCAATCTGACTCTGATTGTAATTGTCAATCATCTTTTGCTTAATCTCAAGAGGCTCCTTGTTCACAGGCTCATCAGATGCCTTGTATCTGCCTTCCTTCTCCTTTTCCTCCCAATACTCATTAGGGTCAATGTTAAAGGGATATGACTTGAGTGACTGCATCTGCAATCTCTCCTGCTGTGTAGGTATCCTCTTTTCAAGTTCACTGCTCAACTGTGCCATCTTCTCATTCTGTGCATCAATGGTCTTCTTCATGGTCTCAATCGCAGTGAACAACTTGCCATAGTCAGTGCTCAATGCGCTGACATCTTTGCCAATCTCATTCTCCTTGCTATTAAGTTTCTCCTGTGCCTGAACAATGTCCTCAACGTCAATGACAGTGTTGTCATCCTCAAGGTCTTCAGGATTGCCACCATCAAGGTCAGGCTCATCACCAATAGGACCTTCAGCACCTCCTGCCATAGGGTCATCCATGCCATCTGCATCAGGAGCACCACCCATGGCATCACCTCCCATTGAAGGCTCATCAGGAGTAGAAGCACCACCACCCATAGCATCAGGACCTTGTGGCATTCCTCCCTGTGCATCAGGAGCACCACCCATGGCATCAGGTCCACCACTCATTCCACCATTGCCTTGTGGCATTCCTCCCATTGAAGGGTCAGCAGGGGCAGGAGCACCACCCATAGCATTAGGGTCTTGCTCATCATCAGCCTCATCAAGAGCACTTGAGAGGTAGCCCTCATGTATAAGCCTCATGAAGTGCTTGTGTGACTCCATGAGGTTATGCTTCCTTAGAAATTCCTTATCCATCCTTATCCTAAAAGTAACTCCTTGTTATCTACCAAAACAGTCTTGTCAACCCTCTCAATGAGACTGCCATCTGACTTGATGCTCTTGAATGTCTGTGTCTGTCCAAGGGTCTGCTTTGCCAACTTGATTTTCTCTGCTGTATCCATGTGTCTTATCCGTTTACTTCTGTTATCTCCTCAGTCTGTGGATTCTCCTCCACTACCTTGACCTTCTTGCTCCCCTTCTTCTTGGGTGCCTCCTCTACTTTGGTCTGAGTCTTGACCTCACCTAAAATACTATCTATATGTATAGGGTCATTTGATACCCTACTCTTAATCTTGAATACCTGTCTGAACTTCTTAGCCATAAATAAAGTCTTTCTTTATAAATAGTTTCAATTCCTTTTTCTTGCCAATTTTTGAAAGAGATATGCTATAACATACTCATTTCCATGGAATTGGCTCTTTATGTCCCACATATTCCTTGAACTTGTATAATATATCTTGTTGTGTGTGTTCTTCTTCAATAATCTCAATACCTTGTCTTGACTTATATTGAGGTAATTCATTATGTCAAGGGATATTCCCACAACATTTCCCTTATTCAATGGATAATATATCATCTTCTTATCTACTATGATATAATTGTCCTCCCTGTTCAGGGAATTGTTCACAATGATATTGTATAAGTTCTTCTTCTTGGTATATGGCAATGTCAATACATTAGCATAATAGTACTTTACCTTGTTGTTGACATTCTCCTTCAAGTATTCCTTGTACCTTCTCACATCCTGCTCATATATATCCCTCTTCTCAGTCTTCTTGAATGACCACCAATTGCCATCAGGGAATTTCCTTTCCAATATATCAAATTCAAACCCCTTCCTCTGAGCATATGCCTTTGCCTCTTTTAATCCCAATATCATCTTGGGGACATTATACACACACTCATCCTCCGAAGGCACAAACTGGAATATGTCTTCAGGAAAGAACTTGTCCTTGTTCTTGGAAACTATATAGCCTAATATAAGCATAAGTAAAAAGATTTTGCAAGGCAAAAGTAAAACTTCTTTTCTACCCTACAAAATCTCTTGATGTTAAAATTAGTTAATATTTTTTTGCAAGAAGTCCCTTCCTTTAGGTGGGGGTAGTTCACTTATTTACCTCCAAGGTATGAGAAGTGCATTGTGTCACCATAATCACCTCCCCACCCCCAACCATGTTTGGCAAATGTTGTCACTGCTATATTATACCAATCCCATATACAGTGAGTAGGGTCATATCCTCCTCCATAAGGACTTCTTATTACCTTCCAATTAGGCTTACTACCTTCCTCAATTTTCACACCTTTTGCAATATGAGTGTCAAACCAAGGATTTCCTGCCTTACCAGGGTTAATATCAACAGCAACACCATAAGAATGATTACTTGCATGACAGGTACCAGGCACAGGTCTCCACTCATAACTTTTAATGACATCCACCTTGAACCTCTTCTGCTTCAACTCATTCATTATGGCAATGAAAGAAGGCTTCAACTTCCTGTGTAACTTAACAGGTATTATCTTGCTCTTTCCATCAGTACCAATAGTGGTAACAGTGAACTGCTCTATATATGATAGTGCTTGACTTTCTGTGGTAGGCTTGGTCTCAGTACCAAACAACTGTTGTATCTTCCTTGTGAGTACTGACTTCTCCCTGCTTTGAGCCTTACTTGAGTCAGCACCATCCAACTCACCACCATCCATAGTACCACCAGGGAAACCTGCAAGACTGTTACAATCCTGTACACTGTCCTCCTCCTTGGACTTATCCAACTCAAAGAACTTCACAATCTTCTCATTATCCGCAAAATTTGCTAATGACGTGAAACATGACTTCACCTGCTCTGCCTTGGTGTACCCCTTCTTCTTGAAAAACTTCACCAGAGCCAATTTTAATGACGGGTTGATATCTTTGTCCAAGTCACCTATATTAATGGCTTCTGGGTACCTTTTTGAGCCATTTACGTCAAAATTTGAGCACAATGCCATAGTCTGTTTCTGTGGTGGAGTGTGAGTCATCCTTATACATACAGCAACAGCATCATTATTCATGTTTCCATTACCCTTGTCCCAATAGATGTTCTCAAACCAATCACCATAAGTCTGTATCATACAGTCAAAGATTGCATTGGTTGAATTATTCCCCTTGCCAACAAGCCTTACCCATACATTCTTGCCAATAGTATGCTCCACGGTTACATTAGTATAATACTGTGTGGCATTCAATGACTGCTGTACACACCTTGCAAGGTTCTCCTTATATGCATTATCCTCATCCTGTCCTTGTGGTTTTGGCTGTGGAACAAATCCGTTGACATACCTTGGTTCATCCAAGCCACCAACAATGTGATACTTGTTGCCATACTTCTCAAGACTATATAAGGTATTGCCCCATGAAGCCATCTTCTTCAACGTGTCCGTACTATCTGATGAACCTCTTGTGGTAAAGCCCTTCTGCACCTCCTCAGTAGTAACTTGCTGACTGTTCCAAGTGTTTTTCTTACCCACAAGGTGATGATAAGGACCCCCTGCCCATATGTCCTTGACCATGGCCCTTGCATCCTCCATTGCCTTGGCATCATTATACACCTTGAGGAGTCTGTTAGGCATATCATACTTGTTAGGAGAGACAAAATAGTTCCATCCTTGAGAGAATATACCTACCTTGTAACCCTTCTTTCCATTACAACCCCTCTTATTGTACATACAAGCAATGACTGCTGCCCTGTTAGCCTTTGCAGTATCCGTATGACCTCCAAATTCCTGCCAAGCAATTGCAGACAAGGCATCCTCTATGGTCCAATTCTTAAATACACTGCCACTACCATCAAGATATGCCCTACCTTGGTTGTTGAGGTTATCATATAACTTCTCAGACAACTCAGCGGAGAAATCTTGTCCATCAACAGGAACGGGAGAGTAATAAGCATACTCACAGTCATTTCCAATATTGGCATTTGCATGGTTGAATATCTCCTCCTGTGACTGATAGTCTGCTGAAGAGTCCGTAGTGTTACCTATAAGGAAGTCTCTCACAGCCCTTGTTGCAGTTCTTGCCATCCTCACACCAGTAAATGTGGTTATAAAATGTCCTGCCTGAATATTGTGATTGACCTTGACAATCTGATAACTTCCCCTGAACATCGGAATGTTGTTAAGGACAAAGTACATCATAGGCTGTACCCATGCACAACCCATCATTGTCACAGTACAAGTATAGGAGTTGTTTGCATATATGGTATATAAGTCCTGACCTGCAGTTACTTGCCTTGGACCTGTATTCTTCTCAGTGGTATTTGCACCTGCAATAAGGAACTTTGCCGTAATTGACTGCTCTGTTGACATTGGACTGTTCATATCAACCTGTATGTCCTTGAAATAAGACTGATACTGCTGTCCATAAGTCACTCCAAAGGCAGGGATAGCCAAATCCACACCAGGTCTCTTGCTTGACACCATTATTGGCCATGTAGTACTGTCATTAAGATAGAAACCATCATCAGGATAGTCTCCACCCTTCACATCCAACTTGCTTGAAGGCTCATATGGATATAATACAACATATTCAGGATGATTATCAGGCTCCTTGACCTCAATATAAGGTATTGGAGTGAACATTTCCCTCATAAAGTTACTCTGTGCTCTGTCAGCAAAGTTCTGTATGAACATAAGACTGAAATGGTTGTCAGCATACATACCTGACATCATGCTTATCAACGGCAATCCCCTGTTCGTCTGAATGTTTACAATCTGCTCCACAAGTTTTCCCATGTTGATATACATTGTCCTTCCAATCCTGTTATAGCAAGAGTCAACGAAATAGAAAGTAGGCCTCTCCTCACTGAACATATACTCCATTCTGAGGAAACTGTTATTGGTATCAGAAGCAATCCACTTGTCATAGAGCAACTTCATGTAATTGTACACACCAATCCTAATATCATCAGACTCAGAGTCATATCCAAGATTGAGTGCCATTGTGGCAGACTGCCCTCCACCTTCATATACTCCCTCCTTCATGTTAAGTTTCTCCTTGATGGCAGTAAGGAAGGCATGAAAATATGACTGTATGTCATTATCAGGCAAACCAACTTGAGCAGAACCTTCATTTTTCCTCATATCAGATTGCTTGTAG